TAGGAGCATCAGCTTGTGGATTAGCAGCGTTAGCTTCTAATACAGCTTCTTGTTCCATCGCCTCAAGTTTTTTAGTCTCGGCCATTTGAAAGTCTCCTCTTATTAAATTAAACGTTTAATTTATTTATTAATTATAGATATTTATAAGATTATAGCTTTTTAAGAAATGATTCAAAGACTTTTACTTTCTTTTCATCTAACTCAAATTTTTTCGCCTTATAAATTTCCATTCTCCAGGCTTCAATATCTTTCTCTACTAAAGCACCGTTGTCCCAAACCCACTCTTTTCCTTCCATAATTCCTTCTACGAAAGCGTCTGGAGCGCTAGGGTCTGCTACAATATCAGCAGCTGTAGCTAAATAAAAGTCATCTTTTACGTAGTTTCGGCCACCTCTATTGATTAATGAACCCATACCACGACTTGACACTCCTAATTGAGCGCCTTCGTCAATAAGACCTTTAACGATCTTACCGTATGGTGTATTCATTATTTTTGCTTCACCAATAAAATTATCACCGTCTGGATAAAGTTTCGTAATCATATGGGAAACTCTCTCTAGGTTTACAGTTGGTCCGTCAGGATGTCCTAACTCACCAAATGCTCTTTTTTTATTGACAAATTCTTTATTATATCTAGTCACTTCCTTTACCAAAATCTCTTTTGGATAAATTCTTCCATTTCTATTTTTGATGTTAGATTGTAAAAAGACACCTTTGATCTTGTAGTCTTTTTTACCGTTGGTTTCTTCAACCAGGTATTCTGCTTGTGAAATTTCTTCCGATATTAACTTCATTTTGTTCTCTCTCTTTATATTTATAAGAGTTTTTATCTAAACTCTACTATTATCGTGTAATTATCACCACTAGCAAAGTTCTTTGTTGACAATAGTACATCACCTGTAGGTGTAGTAGCGTTGTTAGGTATTTCATCTCCTGATGGTCTAAGGTCAAAGTGACCTTGTCCATTTAAAAATATTGCTGTGGCATTAGCAACACCATCCCATATCAACTCAACAGCTGATTTAGGATTTGCTGTATTTACTGAAAACCAAAGTTTACTAATTTTTCTATTACCGTCTTCGGTCATAAAAGTTAATTCAGAAGCGTCAACTTTTTTGACTAAAGTTTCGCCAGTACCGTCAGAGAAGTTTGTAAGTTTTGCTACAAATTTGACACCTGAAGTATCTGCTATAGTTTGTGTTGTTACTGTATCAGCCATTAGTTTGTATATCCCGATTCTTTATGTGTTTCTAATACAATATTATACTTTGTAACATTTGAATCACTTGTTAAAAATATATTACCTATTGTATCTTCTATTTTAATTTCATTTGGTTTAAGGCCATAATTACCTCTACCAGAAATAACTAATTGTTTTGTAGTATCAATACTACCTCTTTTTTCAAAAAATAATGTTACTTCACCTGTACCTAATATTTCGTATTGTAAGTTAGCAATAGAAACTTTTGGTGCACTTGAAGCATTGTTAGACGCCTCAACATCTACAATCTTTTGATCTTCTTCACTACCTACACCATTAGCGTTAACAACAATCTTAAAATCATCATCAACTAATTTTGTAGATGTTATTGCCATTATCTTGGTGAAGATACTGCTGAACCTACAGCGTTACCTGAAGTTTCAATAGTATGAGATTCTTCTTTTTCAATTATTATACTATCACCAGCAGTTATTAAAATTACCGTACCGATAACGGTAGATGATTGCTTAACCGTAACTGTGTTAGCAGCCGCTTGAGCTTGTACTCTTACAAAGTGAGCTCTGCCAAAATTACTTGCTGTGATAGAACTACCAGCAGTTGTTGAGCTGCCTTTGAGTTTCATTGAGCCTTGGTATGCCATTTTTATTTTTCTCCTAATTGTTCAATTACTTCTTTATCAAAGTAATCGTTTAATTCTATTACGTTAATATTATAATGTTGGCTAACTTTATCGCAAGCGCCTTCAAATCTTTTTATAATATCGCCAGTAGATTTCTCTACTAATTTAAAAACATCACTTACAGCCTCTTTCATTTTAGGACTTAAATCCTTATATGATTGAGAATCTAATTCTAAATTTTCTTTAACTAGTTTGCTCACCAGCATTTTCAGCTCCAGCACTTGTTAAATCTAATTCTGCTTTACCATCTTTTGCTTGTGTAGCCGTTTCAGTTGGTGACACAGATCCGTCTGGATTAAATGTTCCTGGATCAGCAATTTCTGGTTTTGGATCGCTGTAAGGTTCAGCATTAGGTTCTCCATCTTTTGAAAACAAATTACCTGCTAAATCTTTTCTAGCGTTATCCAAACTATTAGCAACTTTATCTCTTAAAGCGGCTTTAAAAGCTTCGCCAGCTTCATCATTATTACCTTGTGATAACTGGTCTATAAAGTTTTTTGTGTTGTCATTTACGTCTGCCATTTTTTATCTCCTATTCCATATCCGAAGTTTGAGAAGTTGGGCTATCAATTAAACCATCTTCAATTTCTTGTTTAATCTGACTATCCATTTCTTCCATTTCTCTTTCATTTTGCTTTAATACATTTTTTCTAACATATCTTAATGAGTAAAATTTACCAATGTAATCTCTCATTTCGTTAGCTAATTGTAATCTTTCTCTAGCCATCTCTGTATTTTTTAATTCAGAAAAATGACCGTCTTGTATGAAGTCATAATTTAGTGAGTCTCTTACACCAAACCAATCATCTTCATTTATAATACCTTTTAGTATTAATTGTGTTCTTAACAAGTCGTTAAACAATTCAGTAAATTTCTTTCTTAATCTTTGAACAAATTTAGTAAATTTTAACTCGTCTCTTGTTATCTCTGAAGCTCTACCTAGATTAAATCCTTGAGAGCTTTCTAATCTACTTGCTGGTACGTTTAATGATCTGTAAAGTTTACTTCTAAAGTATTCTATATCAGCAATTTCTCCTAGATTTTGACCGCCAGGCAAAGTGCTAATATCAGTACCCCTTCCACCCTCTCTACTTGGTAACCAAAAATCTTCCAACATTGACATATAGTTTCTGTCATCTCTAATTTCTCCTGTGCTTGCGTCATAGACAAGTTTGTTTCTATATCTTGCCATAACATCTCTTAAATATTGTTCAGCTTTTGCTTTAGGTAAATTACCTACATCAATCTTAAATATTCTTCTTTCAGGTGCTCTAGCAATTCTGTATATAACAGTAGCGTCTTCAATCATTCTTAATTGATTGACAGGCTTGATTGCTTTGTGTAAGTATGATAAAACTATATTTTTATTCTGATCTATAAGGCCTGACGGACAAAATGATATTGTATCAGGTGATATTTTTATACCTGTACCAGTTGTCGTACCAGATACACCTTTTTCATTGTAAAGATAATATTCAACATATTCATCCACAACAGCAAGACCGTGTGGCGTAGGGCCGTCTGGTCTTTTTTTTCTGATCTCTCTAATCTTTTTAACTTTACGAGGATCAATATATTTTAATTCTGTAATACCTTTTACAGGTGCGTTTCTATCAATAATCTTATGATAGTAAATACGGCCATCTACGTACCATCTTCTAAAAATGTCGTGGCCTTTTGTATTAAAATTTAATAACTTTAATACTGATTGAAATTCGTCTTCTATTTTTCTTCTTACTTCTTTACCATAAGGTAAATTTTCTACATTTACTCTTACAGCGTCTTTCATTTCATTAGCGACAACAGCTTCGTTGACAATATCTTCAATTGCCATATCACACTCGGGGTGTAAAGCTATTTCTCTATATCTACGTATTAGATCCGCCTCACTCTTTGCCGTACCTTCCATATCGAGGTACTGACCAAAGTAACCACCAGCAGCGATAGTTTGTGTACCATCATCTGCTTGAGTTGTAGTAAAGCTCTGTTTTGGATCGGCTTGTTTTTTCGCCCTTGTAATACTAAATCCAAATAATTCAGCCATTTTATATTCCTTTGTTTTACTTACTACTACTTATAATAGTTTTAGGAAGATGGCCTGGAGACCAGGCCACCCTCATTAAAATTAAGTAGTTGTGTTACTTTCAAAGAATTGATAGTTAAACGTTACTTCAAACTGCTCAATTGCTGTTTGTTCGTCATACGTTAACTCAATCTCACTTATTACCGTAGGGAAAACTCCCCTTAGCGTGTACGATTTCACCGTATTACCGTTTCTGTCTAAATGATCTACAAACGCATCCACTTGATAATCAACTGGATTAGTTAAGCCTTCGTTATCAGACATATTATTGATACCGTTTTGCCATCTTTCGAAAGCGTTTCTTAACTTAAAGTTTGTGTCATTGTAAGCAGTCACAGACCACTCGCCGATTGTTCTATCTCCAGCAATCTTAATGTTTCTTCCTCTAAAAGGAACATTCACAACACCAATTGTCATATCTGGCATTCGTGTTGCTCTACATAAGAAAGCTAGGTCTTCTATTTCGCCACCAACTTGTGCGTAACCAGGAAAAGGCATTGTTACCTTAAACTGATTGGCTCTTGCGCCGCCGCCAGCAAGTTTAGCTTTGAAGTCATTAATATTTGGCATATTTTATTCCTCTCTACTATTAGCCAGCGACCTCTTCAAAGGCCACTCCTGTTCTGGTTGCTACAAATGATAATGTGATAAAGTTGATACTTCTAGCAGGTTTCACAAAGATTTCTGCTATAAATTCATTTCTATCAATTACATCACCTGTATTGTTAGTTTCGTCACAAACGACCAAGAAGTCAGTAAGACCACGTCTGCCTTGTATTTCTCTTAGGAATGGTTCAATGATGTTTCTAAAGTTTGCTCTAGTAAACTCATCATTAAACTCAAACAATTGAAATTTAGCAGCTGTAGATATTGCCTTCTCTAATATGATAAACAATCTTCTCACATTGATTCTATCAAACGCTGAAGGCGAAGATAATCCAGTTTTGTCACCGAATAATACCGTACCTTGTCCTGGGAAAGTTGCCACAGGATTTACTCTTGCTTGATATAAGTCATCTCTTTGTGTTTTATTTGGATTGAAGGCCAGTTTAACGGCACCTCTTACAACACCTCTGTTAAATCCAGCAGGTGAAAAGAAAGGATCTGCTATCAAATCCGTTCTAGCCGCTAGACCAGCAATGTCTCCATTTAAAGGCACAAATCTAAATGTGTCATTAAATCTATCATACATTTGTTTATAACCTGAGTCAAAAACAACATATGAAGATGATCTAATGTTATCGAAGAAATCAATCACATTGTTTGCTTGTGTATTTGAGTTAGTTACATTTACAACGTCTGCTCTTTGTGGTGAAGCAAACACAACACAATCTTTTCTATTTTCAGCAATAGTTATAAGATTGTCAATGTGTGCTGTTGAACCACTTGGACCAGCAATAATTAAACCAACATCAACAGTTTCAGAGTCTTGGAACTTCTCGTATGCTGTTTGAAGTTGTCCATCTGTTACCGTTGAACCGTTAGCACCACCCGAAAGTGAAGCTAGACTTGGTGTGTCAACTGCTGTAAACGTTACGCCAGTTGCGTTTGAACCCCAATTGGTACCAGCCGTTGGCCAGTCTACCCAATAAACGTGTTTCGATTGATTTCTTAACACGGTTGGTAAGTAGTTTGTGTCCCCTTGTGGAGTTTTAGCGTCTGCCGCTTTTGATAATTTAGAAAATGATTCAATTATTTGTCCTGGTACACCTGTAATACCACCGTCTTCGTCAACGATTACGATATGTATTTCATCGCCTGAACCTGATCTATCAGATACAAACTTTGATGTTCCTGGAGCACCGCCGTCAACGGCGTCATAATATCTCCATCTTCTTTTGATTCTTGCGTTATCAGCAACTACACGTTTTAAACCACCTGAACCTCTTGGATGTTGTACAAAAGTTACAACATTTGTTCCTGTGTTAACAGCTGTTACTCTATAAAACTCGCCGTCATCAAAATCAGTTGTAGAAGCAGTTGAACTAAATTGGATTATATCTCCAACATTAATTACATTGCTTGCTAAGTCAACGTCATCAACCGTTACAGTTGTGTCGCCGACAGCGCCTGCTGACGCTACTGAGTTTCCGACAGCCAATTCTTGTGAGTAAGCTGTAGCACTTGGACAAGTTGATACAAGTAAGTTGTTTCCGTGAGTACCTGCTGTTTTAGCAACATAGTTAGCACCGCCAAAGATTTCGCCACCAGCATAGTTAGAGTCATAATCATCTACATTTTTGATTAAGAAACTAGAGCCGGAGTCGTTAGCATTAGCGTGTGATGTTTGGGTAGCTCGTACTACTCTCAATGAGTTAGAGTAAGCCAAAAAGTTAGCAGCGCTGAAAAAGTGCTCAAAGTTACTTGAGTCAGGTTTTCCAAACGTGTCAACTAATTCTGCTTCACTAGAGATCGTTACGATCTCATCTAAAGGTCCTTTTCTAAATTCTCCAGCATAAGCACCAATCGAAGTTGATACAGCTGGTATGATTCTAGTTAAGTCTCTTTCTTGTACGAGAACACCTGGTGATACTTGAAATGCCATAGGTTTATTCTCCTCTTAATTAGCTAATTTACCTTGTTTATAGTATTCAAAATT